CGAAGTCTTGTATCAAACTAAGTTCAAGGATCATGTGGAGCAACCAACTTTGCTTGGGACCTTGCGCACAACCTTTGTTGAAGCCGCTAAGCGGCTTTTCAATAGGTGCAAAGAGGCTATGGGGCAATTTTGGTCGACGTTAGTTCTTGCTGCTTCAGCTCTTTCTTTCGGGTTCTGGACAGTTAAAAGCTGCATAGAACCCGGGAAGGATGCTGCCGTGGAACACGTCGAGCTCGACCCTTTGGTTTCCCAAGCCCGATATCAGGGCGCCATCGACCAAGGTCGAAAGGTTGTTTCGGCTAGTGTCGTTTGGATGTCTACAGAATCAGGTGACCAGATTGGCGCCGGTTTAGCGATCGGTGGCGATCTGATTCTGATAAATAGGCATATATACGACACGGCTCGTGAGGCGGAGTTTTCCACTGTTGTCATAGATCGGTTCCATCACAAACTTGGACCTAGATCTTGGCGCGTGAGTAAAGACTCTGTCTTTGGTCAGAAGGGCGTCAAGAATCCCAATTATTACGCCATCCCCAACGCTGATTTGTGTGTTGTTCGGGTTGACAAATTTTTGGGTGCTGACATTCGGAACCTTTTCGCCCAATCCAAGCTTGAATGGAACGCGATGCGTACCAGGCAGGTTTCCATTTATTTTTGGGAACCTGACTCCGACGGTAACGCGCACCAATTGAGCATGCACGGCCCGGCTCGTGGTTTCCGCGAGATTTCCGCGACTGCGCCCAACTCGCAGCGCTATGTAACAACGAACACCATGGAGTACGAGCTTTCAACATATGTTGGAATGTGCGGTGCTCCAGTGTTTGTCAACGATGCAACGGTGTCCGCTAAGCTATGTGGTATACACATAGCTGGCCACGGCACCCGAGCCAAAGGGTACGCTGCTTGCGTTAATCGCGACATGATTGACGCTGCCTTTGAGTTCTTCCAGTCAAAAACCATAATGGTCAATTCTAATGTGTACATACGCGAGAAAGTGCGTTACGACGTCTTTCCCGAGGTGCCTATACAGGACGCGACCGTTGTTGGTTCGTG